CCACTGAAAAAAGGCTCAAGCGCCAAGACCATTTCCAAGAACATCAAGACTGAGATGAAAGCTGGAAAGCCCCAGAAGCAGGCTGTGGCCATCGCCATGAACATGGCTGGTCGCTCACTACCAGAGCGCAATATGCGTTCAAGGCGCAATAAGGCGAAGAAGTAATGGGACTGGTTGAGGCTCTTCAAGACTATGTAAAGAACATGACGCCTCGCAGGGCGTTAAGCGATGCCGCCATTGCGTTGTCGCCCATACCAATTGTTGGGGATGTTGTTGGCGGTGTTGACGACGCCGTCATGTATTACAACGAGCCTCAAGAGCGCACCATTGGCAATTACGGTATGTCTCTGCTTGGGATGTTGCCGTTTATTCCTGCGGCTGGTGTTACCCGTCGCGTCGGTGAAATGGACTTTGATCCGCGCTTTGACAAAAGGAAAAAAGAGCAGGAGCGCCTGAAATCCTTGACCACAGAGGTGGACACAAAAGCGCAACGGATACCAAAGAAGTCGATTTACGACCTTGAGGGCAAGCCATTTATCACGACAATGTCAGACAGAACTGATGCTGGCGGGGTGCTTGAGGGAATCAACAACGTTGAATTGCCGCACAAAGTTGACTTGCATGGCGGTCAAGACTATATGTTCAACAATGCTGGCGAGGTTTGGGCTTCTGGAAAAAGCCCTGTGAAAGCCATCTTAAAACGCGCCACAGACCTAAAGAAGCAAACTGGCGAAGACCCGCTATTGTTACCTTGGCGCATGGCTCCAACTGGCAGTGACTTTGCTCACATGACTGGTGAGACAATGCTGTCATTTGCGTCTGCAAGCATGGGCAAGTCTGCCAAGAAAGACCTTGACAGCGCGGTCAAGAAGTTTATTCCTGACTGGAAAGGTGTTGACAACCCTGAGTCAATTACGCAATTCAAGTCCACTAGCGACAAGAAGCGTAAAGCCATTAAGAATATGCTGGACAAGCAATTCCGAAATGAGGGTGGCTTGAGTTTGGGTGAGGCTCGACTGGCTATTTCTGATCCGCGTCAATTAAACGCCCGTGAGGGTGGGTTGATGAACATCGGACAAATTGACACATCACGTGGACTTATTGAGCGTGCAGGACTAAATACGTACCCATACGCTGTTGGCGGCAAAGGTATTGCACGGCTCAAAGAGGACGTTATGGTTCACCAGCTATTGCCAGAGGTGGCCAAGTTCCGCAAAATTCAGGATGTGGCCAACCCGTCACAAGCAGACATTCGCTCGATGCAGATGAAACCTTATGGTGGCATCATCACCGAGGGGCTGTTACGCGCACTTGAAAAGGCAAGCAAATAATGGCTGACAACATCCCAGAAGAGCGCCCGCAATACCCTCACCCTGTCTTCAATGAGGACAACGCTTATTCTTTAGCTAAGATGCTTGGAGCATGGGCGGTTGGGCTTGGACCGCAGTACATGGCTTATCAAAAGGGCAAGGGTCTTCTGGATGCCGTTGGTACTGCTAGCGATGCTTACGGTGTAATGACTGGTGAACCCTATGCGTCTGCAAAAGCGTTTTATGGCGAAGTGCCCGTCATCAACTACACCTACGCGATGGAAGATGCGCTGAAGCAAAAAGACCCAACAAGGGCGGCGCCAATTATTTCATACGAGGGTACAGGTCTTGTTGGAGACGAGAACAACTTTTATAAAACTATTTACGACGACGAGCCTGAGTACGAAAGCCCGTTTTCAAAGCTGGGCAAAAACCCGCCTGCTGGTGGACTTTTAAGAATGATGGGCAAATAATGGCTACAAAGAAAAAAGTAATCCCCGTCAAAGCATTTAAACCATGCGCTGGCTGTCCAAATCCAGCCATGTGCAAAAAGGCAGGCAAGTGCCTTGCTAAAAGCAAATAAAGTAAAGTGGTAAACACATGGCACTGACCAACTATACAGAACTAAAAGCCGCAATTGCGGACACGCTGAACCGTGATGACCTGACGGCTACCATTCCCACATTCATTGCATTGTGTGAGTCTTCTGTCAGCCGAGACATTCGCCACTGGCGCATGGAAACACGTTCAAACGGCGTTCAGGACGCTGGCGACGCCTATATGCAGGTTCCCGCTGACTGGATAGAGACTATTCGATTCAGCGTCTCTGACGGCGGCACATCGCCTATTGCACTGGTTGACCCGACATCAATGGCCAAAGAGCGTGCAATCAACAACAACCAGACTGGTACACCAAAGTCTTACACACTAGAGGCTGGACAGTTTCACCTGTATCCAACCCCGATTGCAGAAACGAACGTTGAATTGGTGTATTACGCAAAGGTTCCAGCATTGGAGTCAAATGCCACCAACTGGCTGTTGACCAACTCTCCCGACATCTACTTATACGGCTCATTGCTACATTCGGCGCCATATTTGCAGGATGACGCACGTTTGGCTGTCTGGGCGCAACTTTACTCTGCGGCCGTCACGCGCTTGAACGACTCAAGTATGCAGGCTAAGACGGGTGGCACAAACCTAAGAGTCAAGGTCCGCGGCCTTGGTTAAGGAAAAATAAATGGCATTTGTAAAACTTGAACTGCCAGCAGGCGTTTATAACCACGGGACCGACTACGAGTCCGCTGGGCGCTGGAATAAGTCAAACTTAGTACGTTGGCAGGACAAGTCTTTGCGTCCTGTTGGGGGCTGGACTACACGTGCCGCCAATTTGGTTGATGAGCCGCCACGTGCCGCTCACGCATGGATGGATAACTCATACGACCCGCATTATGCGCTGGGTACTTATAACGAGTTATACGAAGTGGGCGCCGACGGGACTGTTGCAGATATAACGCCAACTGGACTTTCTGCTGGCTATGCTGATGCGCAGGAAAACATTGCTTACGGTGGAAAGCCGTTTGGAACTGGTGCTTACGGTATTGAGCGCCCATCAGACGGTCTATTGCTTGAAGCTACAACATGGGCACTAGACAACTGGGGTGAATACCTTGTTGCTTGTTCTAATCACGACGGCAAGCTGTACGAGTGGACGTTGACTGGTATAGCGGCACAGATAACCAACTCACCCGTTAACTGTACAAGTTTGATTGTTACTGAAGAGCGGTTCCTATTTGCGCTTGGCGCTGGGGGCAACCCACGTAAGGTGCAGTGGTGCGACCGAGAGGCAAATACAGTGTGGACGCCTGCGGCTACCAACGAGGCTGGCGACATTGAGTTGCAGACATCGGGCGAGATTATGTGCGGCGTGCGTATGCGTGGTCGTACATTGATTATTACGACCCAAGACGCTCACATGGCGACTTATGCTGGTCCACCTACTGTCTACGGCTTTGAGCGCGTTGGAACGTCCTGTGGTGTTGCATCACGTAAGGCGGCTATTGCTGTGGGCGAGGGTGCTTTCTGGATGGGTCGTCAGAGCTTCTTTATGTTTAACGGCTCGACCGTCCAGCCACTGCCATGCGAGGTGTCTGACTACGTGTTTACAGACATCAACCGACAGCAAATCAGCAAGGCTTATGCGGTCCACAACGGTCAGTACAACGAAATCTGGTGGTTCTATCCAAGCGATGGAAGCCTTGAGAACGACCGATATGTCACATACGACTACAAACAAAACATTTGGCTGGTCGGCAACATTCAGCGCACCGCTGGTTTTGACGTTGGCGTATTGACAACACCAGTCTGGTTTGACGCCTCTGGTAACGCCTATAACCACGAATCTGGTCACGACCTGAACGGCAGTACAGCGTTTGTTGAAAGCGGTCCATTGAACATCGGGGCTGGCGACAACGTGATGCACGTCACGCAAGTCATCCCAGACGAGGCGACGCAGGGCGAGGTGACGGTTAAGCTGAAGAGCCGCTTCTATCCCAACGATACAGAGCGTGAATATGGACCGTACTCTATGTCATCACCAACAAGTCTGCGAGTGACTGGCCGCCAAGTGCGTATGCGAATCGAGGGTGAAAACCTAAAAGACTGGCGCACAGGTGTAATGCGTCTTGACGTTCAGCAGGGCGGTAAGCGATGAGAATCCCGCCGCCGCCACTTGGTCCAAGCTGGAATGCGTGGGGTGAAAGGCTTGTCAAATACTTAACTCAGGTCAGGACAAAGCTGTCAAACTTACTGCCAACTGACGTTGCGTCGGATGACGGCATTTTGCTTTGGGATCGCACTGGTTATCCAGTGGTGTCCAAAAATGGTGAGTTTCGACAGATCATTCTGGCAGACGGCTACGCATCGCTGAGTCGGTCAACAAACCAGATTGCATCAGCCATCAACACACCGCAGGCGATTGGCTGGAGTACGCCGTCATTTAACTCTGGCATCACCCTAGACCCGTCTGACAACACCAAGATTGTGTTTGCAGAAGAGGGCGTGTATTTGCTTGCTTTTGCTGTTGAACTGCTGTCGAATAACTCAAGCGATAAAAATGGCTGGTTCTGGCCAAGAATTGACGGCGTAGACGTGGCTGGATCAACGATTAAGGTCACAATGTCAGGCAACGGTCATTATTTGGTTATGAGCCGTTCTGCGGCGTTCCCAATGTCTGCTGGATCATATTTGCAGGCAATGTGGGCTGTAAGTGATGTTGACTTATGGATTGACGCACCCGCGGCTACCGCATTTGCCCCATCATCACCCGCTGTTACCTTGGCAATTACACGACTGCGGCAATGAGTGAAACAATGGATTCAGAACTGGAAAGATGCCGACCTTGGATCGAGTCGGCATTAGCACTTTCTGGTGGCACACACCTATTCCAAGATGTAGTTGAATGTGTTAAACTGGGTACAATGCAGTTCTGGAATGCACCGAAAGGGTGTATGGTCACAGAGATTTTGAACTACCCTCGCAAAAAGGTATTTCATATATTTTTGGCTGGTGGCGACTTAAACCAGATCAAAGATTTTAGCGATTCAGCGATTCATTTTGCAAAGCTGAATGGGTGTACGGCAATGTCTCTTGCTGGTCGTCGCGGATGGGTTAAAGCCCTCGCTGATCTGGGCTGGGAAGAGAAGTTCACAACTATGAGTGTGGAGATTTAATTATGAGCGGTGGCAAAGGCGGGACACAAACCCAAGCGCAATCAATTCCAAAATACGTTGAAGACGCGGCAAAGTACAACATCGGGTTGGCCAAAGACGCCAGCAAGATCGGATATATGCCTTACTACGGTCCTGATGTGGCTGGCTTGACTCCACAGCAAGTGCAGTCAATGCAAAACACATTTAACGCTCAACAGGCGTATGGGATGGTTGATCCAAGCGCCCAATTTAGTACAGGGATGCCAGAGGCACAGCAGTTTGCTGGTGGCGTGTCTGGGTATTCGTCTGGCAGTCTGTTCGACCAAGCGGTGAAAGAGCTTGCGGCACGTGATCCAGAGCAGGCGGCACAGTACGGCAAATTCTACGGTTAAGCCATGATTACCAGCAAAAGCCAATACACGTTTGGCCAGCCTCTGAATAACCCAGTAGAGGGTTATGCCTTGCGCAACCAGCTAGACAGCCAAGCGCCTTGGTACGATCAGGCGTTGCGGGTTATGAGTAATCCCCTTGGCCCAATGTTTGGCGG